CACCTAACCCGATTCTACTTGGGTTGAGTGCCATGAGTGCGCCTGTTAAAACACGGGACAGATGCTTAATTTTTATACGGTTGCCCGTATCAAGAATCTGAGTGCTGTAACAAATACCGTCAATCATAGTTGGAATTACTGCATTTGCAGAAACCTCCAGAGGAGATGCCCATAAAACAGTATCACCAAGCATTTTAGGCCCCACAGGATAGTGAGGTTCAATACGCTCGATTTTATCCACTACGAAACGCCATGCTCCTTTGAATCGTTCGCAAGAATAAAAATTGCGTCCGCGTCGAGAAGCATAGTGACGTATACCATTAGCCAGACCGAAAAGTTGGCGCACGTCTCTGACTTCCTTTTTGAGGAAGAAAGGACGTACGTTATAGCCGTTCCAGAAATCAGAACCGCATGACTCTTTGAAAGGTCCTTGTAAAAAGGTCTTCTCCATATTAAGGGAGAATCCGCAGTAGGTCAGTAAATCGACCAAAGTATTAGCTGCGGGAGTTGCAACGATTATATCGTCGCCGAACACTGAAACGTTGTTCTTTCTATCAAGGTTGTTATAGTGCAGTGATGCACACGATAACGCCCAAAATATAAGAGTTTCAAGTTCAAACGTAAACCCGTTACCCATAGAGGAGAACTTAGCATTTTCACGCTAACAGTCGTCATATTGAGTAAAGTGACTTCGAATATTGTTCAAAACATTGAACCAATCTTCAGGAAGTAGGTTACGTACTAACTCTACCGATATGGTATCGCTTGCTGCAGATAAGTCTATAGTGACCATCTGGTCGTCTATACTACAACGCTCAGCTAATATACGATTAACTTCGTGTTGCATTTCCGTATCAATACCGAAACGTTTAAGACGCTTAGAAATTACTTTCCCATAAATGCGTTGCAGCACCATGTTTAGGTGCGGCTCGACACATATAGGTCGGTCAGTTTTAGCGTTCTTAGGAACCGTTGTGAAACGATTCCCCGGTATGATCTTCAGACTATAGGGAACACAAAACGCACCTACAACATCTGTCTTCGCCCTAAAGCGATCTGGATATTGAGGGATCAACCGAGGTACTAATGATAAAAGTTCCTTGGCTAACGGTGCAGCTTTGTATGTAACGTGGAGATCAGAGTCTAATTTATTATACACGGATGTGTAACGACCCTTACACGACGAACTAGTGCCGGGACCGTATGATGGAATTCCATCTGTGCCTAAAGCCTTTTCGAGATTAGGACAATCTTGAAGTACGTCGGAAATTAACTCTTGAGCATACAAAAGCATGTCAAGAGTGTGCCTGGATGGCACGGAAGAACGTAGTTTTTGATTTGTCTTCTCACAAGCGAGCTCAGACGCAACTGTCGATTTCATGGCAGCTAGTTTCGTGTCAGCGCGGAGAAGCTTTGGAAAGCCCTCGTACTTCTTTAAGAAACTAACACACGCATAATCGTCAGCAAAACGGTTTGGATCCTCATAGTTATGAGGAGACACGCTGTGGCTGATCAAACCGGCTATGTCATGGTATTTAAGCATGATATAGCATGACAACGCGATAGGAGTATCAACTGCCTTAAAAAAACGACAGGCGACTTTCTGGACTAATGCCCAAGAATCAGTAATAGCTGCAAACTCGCTTCGGTGTCTAAGAGCTTTTTTAACGGCTCTCAGATCCTTGCGGTTGATTGTAGCAACTAGATCAATCTTTAGAGATGTATTTCCCATGAGTAACTCCAATTTACCAAATAATCAACAAGAAGAAGCAAAGTTTTACACCTTTTTATTGGTGCTAATAGTCTGCAGCTCCATTGTTGGTTTGACTACCTTATACTTAGTATTGAGGTAGTACGTCATTAACCGCAGACGCAACGCTACCATGAAGCATAAGATTTCTAGCAAACGCTAATAAATCTGCCCGCTCACCAGCTAGCATTGTGTTGGGGAGTGTAAATTCCCCGCGGAATGATGCGTAGTCTACGACTTCGGTTACACCGGAGCCGTTGGTACGCAATATTGGTAAAACCACAGTGACTTTTACTTTGTCACGGGAAGCGTTGCCGGTTGCTCGAGTAACCAATTCTGTAATTACAGGTTGGTGTCCGCGCACGGTGACAGATACGTCGCGATATTCTGCAGGAGAACCGCCATTTTGGGGCGAAACTACAGAAAAGGTCTTTGTTACGGCAGAGCCGTTATTGATTACGATATTACTTGCCGCTGGCATAGTAAACTCCAGGAGGTCAGAAACGACCTGCTTTTGACATGAATTGATGGAACAGCGACAAAGCCGAAGCAGCTTGTTTCCAAAAATCAGGAAACTGAGGCTCAGGAAATGACACTGAGAGGTTATCCCTGTATCGGTCCACTACAATACGTAGAGACTTAGCAGGGGAGAATGTGATCGAGCTCGTTACCGTATACCATCCATATTGATTTGTGAATGGGTTCATAACGAACATAAGACCGGTCTCATTACTATATGCACCACCCGTCTCATAAGATTCCTCCGAAAACACAGTACGAAAAACGTCCTGAGGAGTAATTCCAATGAGAGGTGCGATTGCCGTTAGCCAAGAGCCGATTGGAACAAACCAATCTGCAACAAAGCTGAACGGAACCAATTCCCACGCGACAAGTGCGGGATTTGTCAAGCCAACTGATTGTACAGTAGCAAGAGCAGGGTTATTTATTTTAACGTTGCAAGCTATTTTCACAACCTGCTTTACATGTATGCTCTCGGCCGTTTGGGCCTTAGCATAATTCCCGCCTCCCAAATTAACCTGGGAAGTGATCGTCTCGCTATAATGTTTCTGCTTCATCGCAGGTATTAAGCGATCAGGTTTTTTAGCCAGAGCCTTATCAGCTGCAACTAAACTACCATACATGTCGTTATACAACGGAACCCAACCATAGGAGAATTCAAGCCATTTCTGACTAAATTCATCTCGAGTAAAGTTGGTACGCCTCCACTTTCCTTTATGGTCTTTTCGAAGACCAGAACGTGGAAGTCCGAGGTGTCGGGCAGCTTCGGAGAAGTTGCCTTTCTTTAGAGCACGCGCACCTTTCAACAGTTTAGTAGCTGTACCCTTTACAAGGTCGGCTGTAGCTGTTCGCTCTGCGTATGCGACTGCAAGGTTTACATCATGATCGTGTAATTCCTCTAGTAATTGTATCTTTAACGAATTAAGGACACTATTCACAGGAAATTTATCGAGCATTTGTATACCATCCTTTGGGGAATGGATACCTTGATGGTAACCCTCATCATTTACGTCTTCAAATACGCCAAAAGGGAATTTTATATGGGCGTACCATTTCTGGTACGTACCAAAACTCTTCTGGTAACTGAACGTATTGGGTCTGAGTTTTAGCACCCCGTTTTCACGGGGTGAGTTATCTCCGCTACGCCTAATCTGGTTATAACCGGACGGTTGTAACGAAGCTTCGTGTAGATACTGCGTCATATGATCCTCGGATGAGTGATCGACGAGCACAAACGTGCGATGAGAGACCTTTGCGATCACTTTAAAAGTGGTTAAGGTGGT